GAAGAAGGTGCTCATGGAAAATCCCCTAAATGTCTTGGTGGGAATTTAGGGGATTTTGGGGATTTTGCAAAGGTCTCGGTTAGTGTGTGCTGGATGCTGTCCATCTTGGCTTCCAGCACGGCTTGGTTGCGGATGTAGTCTTCGCGTAAGACGTATTTTTCCGGCAGGATGGCCTTTTGCTCGGCGAACTGGTTGTCCATGCTCTCCAGCTTTTGCCGCATGGTTTCAAACTGCCGCTGCCGCTCGGCCTGCTGGTTTTGAAACTGAGCCAACAACATCTTGCCGAAGCCCCAGCACACGCCGAGGAAAGAGAGCAGGAAGCCGACCAGCTGCCAGAACTCAATGCTGATAAAGGTTTTGTTTTCCATCATTATGGGTATCCGATTTCTTGGTATGCCTGGCAGCCCACGCAGCGGGTGCAACCGGGGACGGCCAGGCGGCGACGTTTGGGGATACGGGCACCGCAATCCACGCAGTGCGTGTATGAGGCGGCGGTTTTTTCAGGTAGCCTGATTTGGCGTAATGCCTCCTCGCGCGCCAGCTCCTCCTGCCGGGTGGCTTTGTCTGAAATATCCATTACTGCTTGCTCCGATACCACTCCTGCCAGCCGCGCACTTGGCTATCACGTTTACCGCACCATGCACCGTAGTCGGCGGCGTGATTGAGCAAATCGGTGGGGCTGCCTGAAACCGGCGGCGCCGGGCGCGGATACTCGGCCAACAGTTCGGCAGCGGCGGGCGGCAGTACCGGGCGCTCCACCACCTTAATCGGTGTAGCCAAGGGCTTGTTTGTAGAGCTGCAGGCTGCCAGTGCCAAGGCCGCTGTAACAACGGCCGCTGCTTTGATCGTTTTTGACTGCATTTGCTATCTCCTGTTTGATGCGTGTTGTTTGGGCGTCCAATTGACGGGTGGTTTCAGCCAGCTTGACCGATTGCTGCTGCGCGAAGTCGTGCCACTTCTGTTTTTCCGCGCTAACTTCGGCCAGCTTGGCGCTGTAGGCTTGTTCGGCGGCCAGCGCCTGCTCGGTATGACGCTGCTGCAGCTGTGCGATTTCGCCGCGATAGATACGGCGGGCGTGGGTGTAGCCCGCACCGTATACGCTGGCCAATGTCAGGCCGATGCCGAGTGCGTACAGCAAAGATTTATTCGTCGGTAGCATCCACATTTTGATCTCCCTGTTGTTTGATCTGTTCCAGCTGCGGGATGATGGATAGGCCGCGCTTGATGAGGGCGTAGCCGCCCACAATGCAGCCGTAGCTCCACCACATCCACTCCACCGGTTCGGGTGCCATGACAAATTTGTAAGTCATCACGGCGTAGGCCACGTTGGCCCATACCTTGGTATGGCTGGCTTGGCCGCTGGACGGATTGGTAAACGCGCCGGCCAGCCAGTTTTTAAGGCTATTCATCTTCCAGCCTTTCTACGCCGTTTGGCGGCGCGTCTGGCGGCAGCCACACCGCTGCGGCGGCCGCTAAGCGGGTAGCTGCCTGAACCGATCGAATATTCCAGCCGGGGTACGGTATGGGTCAGGCTCGGCAATACGGCAGACAGCGCCAGCGCCACCAATGTTTTTTTCTCTCTCATGCTTTGACCTCTTCGGCAATGGCGTTAGCGATGGCTCGGCAGATGCTCCATTTGGTTTGTTTCCATTTAGCAAGGTCGCCATCATTGGAGATAAAGAACGGCTCGAAGATGATGCCGCCGGCTTGGGCGTATGCCAGACGGCTATGTTGGCCGGCATTGTCGGGTTTGTAGCCGTCTTCGCCGCGCAGCTTCCAGCCTGTGGCCTGTTCCACAGCACGGCACAGACGTTGGCAGGCGGCTTTGTTTTTTGGGGTGGATAAGGCTTCAATGCCTGTCGCGGTTTTATTGAGTGCCGCATTGGTGTGGAACTCGACAGCCAGGCGGCTGCCTTTAATGAGTTTGACTGCCTCTCGCAAAGGCAGGTTGCCCTTGCCCTCACCGTCGGTTTTGACCTCCAATCCGAAGTCGGTGCGGAGGATGGAAGCGACGATGTTGCGCATGTCTTGCGCGATGTCGGCCTCGCGGTCGCTGCCGTTGACGGCGCCGGGGTCGGTGTTTGAATGGCCTGCTGTGATAGTGATATACATAAGAAAATCCCTGCATCGTTGTTGATGCAGGGATTGTGGCTGATGGGGGTGTCGGGGGTCTTTTAAACGGGTTTAAAAAACGTTGTACGGCATAGAGTAGGCAACTTGGATTACATTTTCTCTAAAGCAGCTTCATATTCTTTGGCTTGTGTCGGAGTCATTTCATGTGGCAGCCGCATTAGAAGATTTTCATGCTTGAATTGGTATACGAGATAAGGAGTCCCTTTGGTAACCGAAGCAACATAGTCATACCTTTCCTCCAACTCCTCCCTTGTTTTGAAGACTTCTATCGTACCGAAATTTTCAGGCTCTGATTTGTAGCGGGTATCAGTAAAATTTAATTTGGCGAAATATTGCCCAGGGCGGCCAAGCCGATGATTTGGGTCGGTCTCTTCGGTGTAGATAACAACTTTACCCAAAGTTGGGATAGTTTTCAGTTTATCTGTGATGTACTGCATATCTTCAATCAGCTTTAATTCTGGCGCAGTAGGCTCAGGCCGTGCTACTTCAACAGATGCAGAGCTGACTTTAGCCTCCTCGGTCTTAGCTTCTTGTGAAGGAGTGTTTTGGTTACAGCCTGCAAGCGCCAATATGGAAAACAGGCACAATGTTGCTTTTTTCATACGCATTCCCTTTCTATTTGGTTCAATTATTAGCTCAAATCCCGCGACACATTCATCACTTGACCGATGATTTGGATGTCAGGGTGTTGGTCAAGGTGTAGTGTCATGGGCGGATAGGCTTCATTGTCCGATAAGAGCAGCAAGGTACCATCGATCTGCTTTTGCACACGCTTGACCCACAGGCTGTCGTTGCTGCGGATTACATAGATGTGACCATCTCGGGGTGTGGAGCGGGACGTGTCTACCAGTAAGGTATCGCGATTACCGATGGTTGGCTCCATGCTATCGCCGCGCGCCAGTACGCAATTGAGATCTTTTTCCTTCAACCCGTTGTCACGCAGCCAGTCGCGGCGGAAAGCTAAATAGGAAGATGGATCTGTTACTCCATCGCTATAGGTGCCAAAGCCGGCGGATACTTCCACATCAAAAAATGGGACTAAGACAAACTCCTCCTCATCCAAACCATCTGGAGTCTGCTTTTTTCCGGTCAAAATATATTGGACATCAAATCCGAAATCCAAAAAATCCATAATCTGAAGGGCGTTCGGGTAGGATTTTTCGTTCTCCCAATTCCAAACTGTATTCTTTTTGACATCCAGCTTGTCTGCTAAATCTTCTTGACTTAGTTGATTTTTAATACGTTCTTCCTTCAGGCGTTGCCCAAACATAACAATCTCACAAAATAATTGGATTAAAGTATTGCCTATCCAAATATATTTGGATAGAATTGCATCATTATTTAAACAATGATGTTCAAAGATTTAAACAATTCCATTCTAGCACGAATGGTGCAGGAGATATCCCGTGAGTACAGATAATGTAGCTGAAAGAGTGAAACGGCGGTTTCAGGAGCGCGGTGAGACCATTAAAGACTGGTGTGACCAGCGCGGGTATGACCCGACTTATGTGTCACGCATCCTGAATGGCAATGTAAAGGCTAATCGCGGCAAGGCGCACAAGATTGCTGTGGAGCTCGGATTAAAGAAAAGGGTGGCGTAAATGGCGAGCAGTAAAGGACAGCGGCTGCTGAGTGTCTTCAAGGCATTGGAAGCGCACCCGCTAATCGGCATCAGCAATAAGGAAATCGCCGACGGCCTAGACCTTAACCCGTCTTACGTTACCCGCGAGCTGGAAGATTTGATTGAGGCGGGGCTGGTGGTGAAGCTGGATAACGGCAATTTTGCCTACAGCATGAAGACGCTTCAGATTGCCGAACGGTTCAGACGGCAACAGGAAGGCATGATGGCCAGATTGGAAGAACTGAACCAACGTACCACTACATTTTGATAAGTTGCGACATCGCAACTTTTGGAGGCTAAAGAAATGAACGATAAACCAGAAAACACCCCGAACAACAATAGCAATCAGGTAGCTATGCACAGCCTGATGGTGATGGAGCAATGGGGAAATGGTGAGGTTTATAACGAAGACCGCTGGATTGAACGAGGTCGTCAGGCAGTTCGCCAAACAATGGAAGGGATGTTTGAGCTGGGTCGTGCGCTGATTGTATTAAAAGAGCATACCGAGCATGGCCGCTTTTCGGACATAGTCCAAAAAGAGTTTGGCGTTGATAAAAGTGCTGCCGCCCGACTGATGAACGCCACCCGCCGTTTTGCTACACCGCAGATGCAAAAAGCCGCTCCAAAATTGATGGAATTAGGCAAGTCCAAACTGCTGGAACTTCTAGTGGAAGAGGACGAGACCCTTACTGAATTGGCCGATGGTGGCGAAGTGAACGGCATGACCTTAGACGATGTGGACAGGATGACGGTACGGGAACTCCGCGCCGCCCTGCGCGAAAGCCGCGAAACCGCCGAGGCCAAAGACAAAATCATCGCCGACAAAAACAAGAAGGTGGACGAGATGGCCGAAAAACTGGCCAAGAAGCAGACGGGCAAAGAGCCGAGCCCCGAAGATGTGGGCAGCGAGCTGACCATGCAGCTCTCCAGTTTGGAAGTGGCCGCCCGCAGCGATTTGAGCCGCTTTGCCGAGGTCTTCGAGCAGATGCTGGCACACGGCGAAGCCAACGGCTACGACCACCGCCCGCAGATGGTGGCGGCCATCAACCAAATCATCCGCGATGCCGAAACCCTGCGCGAACGCTTTACCCTGCCGCAGGAAGCGCCGACCAACGCCAAGCCGGAATGGCTGGACGGGGAGTAAACCATGAACCCTGCATTGACCGAGAAACTGGCTGCCGTGGCCGCTCATGCAGCCACCCTCGGCCACGGCGAGAAGGCAGGCTACCTGAAAAGCCAGGCGGCCGAGCTGGGCATCAGCGTGGCCACGCTGTACCGTAAACTGGAAGCGGTCAGTGTGAAGCCCGGCCGCAAACGGCGCAGCGATGCCGGCCGCTCGGAATTAAGCCTGCACGAGGCGCAGCTGATTTCGGCCGTGCTGATGGAGGCGATGCGGCGCAACGGCAAACGGCTGATGTCGGTAGCCCGTGCGGTGGAGATGCTGCGCGCCAACGGCAAAATCGAGGCTGCCCGCGTGGATGAGGAAACGGGCGAGGTGCTGCCCTTGTCCGAGAGCACGGTTACCCGCGCCCTGCGCGAATACAAGCTGCATCCCGACCAACTGCTGCAGCCCGCGCCGGTAAACCGCATGAAATCGGAACACCCGAACCACTGCTGGCAGATCGACCCCAGCCTGTGCGTGCTCTACTACCTGCCGCGCAGCGGCGAGGACAGCGGCCTGCGGGTAATGAAGCAGGAAGAGTTCTACAAAAACAAACCGAAAAACGTGGTCAAAATCGAAAACGACCGCGTGTGGCGCTACACCGGCACCGACCACGCCAGCGGCACCATCCTTGCCCGCTACTACTTCGGCGGCGAGACCAGCGCCAACCTGTGCGACTTCTTTATTTTCATGATGCAGGAGAAACAGGATGTCTTGAAAGACCCGTTCCGCGGCGTGCCGCGCATGGTGATGCTCGACCCGGGCAGTGCGAATACCTCGGCAGCGTTTAAAAACCTGTGCAAGTCGCTGGACGTGCATGTGCAGATCAACAAGCCGGGCAACCCGCGCGCCAAAGGACAGGTGGAAAAAGGCAACGACATTGTGGAAACGGCGTTTGAAAGCAGCCTGCGCTTTACCGAGGTGCACGACATCGGGCAGCTGAACCGCCTGGCCGAACGCTGGATGCGTTACTACAACGGCACGCAGATTCACAGCCGGCACGGCCTGACCCGCTATCAGGCATGGAACAAAATCAAGGCCGAGCAGCTGATTCTGCCGCCGCCTGCCGACTACTGCCGCGAGCTGGCCGTTTCCGCCCCGAAAGAAGCCAAAGTTTCGCCCGATCTGGAAATCCGCTTCGGCGGCCGGGTGTACAGCGTGAAAGACATCAAGGGCGTGCTGGTGGGGCAGAAACTGCTGGTGGCCAAGAACCCGTGGGAGCCGACCGGCGCACGTATCGCCACTTACGACAGCGAAGGCAACGAAATCTGGCAGGCGGTGCCGGAGGTGGTGTTCGACGAGATGGGTTTCAGAGCCGATGCCGCCGTCATCGGTACGGAATACAAAGGGCAGGCCGACACCATCGCCCAAAGCCACGCCAAGGAACTGGACAAGCTGGCGATGCAGACCGACACGCTGGAAGCGGCAGCGGCCAAACGCAAAGGCAAGGCGGTGCCCTTCGGCGGCGAAATCGACCCGTTCAAACATCAGGAAGACACGCTGGCCGCCGCCAACACCCTGTATATGCCCAAGCAAGGGCAACAGATGGCCTACAACACGATGGAAGTGCGCGAGCAGGTGTTGAGCAAGGTCGATCTGGCCAAGCTGCTCAAACCGCGCATCGAAGCGGCCGGCGGCAACTGGGGCGAGGCGGTGAAAACCCTGCAACGGCTGTATCCGGACGGGGTGGCCGCCAGCCAGATCGAAGAAGTATTCGGCCGCCTGAAAACCGCAGGCAGCCTGCGGATTGTGAAAGGGGCATGAGATGAAGGAAGCATTTAGAAAAATCGGCAAATCGTACGCCGTGGCCGCCGCCGAAATCGGCTGCAGCAAGCCCAGGTTGGTGGCGGTAATCAACCACGGCGAATGGCCGAAAAAAGGCGCAGCCGAACTGCGCGAGAGTTTGAAGCAGTATTTTGAAACGAATGGTGCGGACATCCCAGCGAGCCTGAGAAACGAGCCGGAAACCGCACCTGCCCACCCTAATGAAAGTGAGGACGACGCTATGTTACTACGAAAAGCCACTTTGACCCAAGCCACCCGCCGTTATTTCGGCCTGGTACGCGACCCGTTCAACGATGAAATCAGGTCGGCAGAGGATGTGTATATGACCCCTGATGTGCGCTATGTACGCGAGGCAATGTTTCAGACGGCCTGCCACGGCGGCTTTGTGGCGGTGGTCGGCGAAAGCGGCGCGGGCAAGTCCACCCTGCGCGAAGACCTGCAAGACCGCATCAACCGTGATGGCAGGCAGGTTATTACCATCGAACCGTATGTGCTGGCGATGGAAGACAACGATGTGAAGGGCAAAACCCTGAAAGCCGCGCACATTGCCGCCGCCATCTTGGAGGCAGTATCGCCCAGCACCCGACCCTACCGCGATTCGGAAGCACGTTTCCGCCAAATCCACCGCGCCCTGCAGGAGAGCGCGAAGGCGGGCAACAAACATGTGCTGATGATTGAAGAGGCACACGGCCTGCCGATTCCCACCCTGAAGCACCTGAAACGCTTTTTTGAATTGAAAAACGGCTTCGAACGCCTGCTCGGCATCGTACTGATCGGCCAGACCGAACTGGCGCAAAAGCTCAGCGAAAACAACCCGGCGGTGCGCGAAGTGGTGCAGCGCTGCGAGGTGGTGACGCTCCTGCCGCTGACCGACGGACGGCTGGCAGGCTACCTGAAACACAAAATCGAACGCGCCGGCGGCGACATCACCAAAATTATGGACGAGAGCGCGATTGACGCGGTGGCCGAACGGCTGACGGTGCGCGGCCGCAGCGGTCGCGGCGTGGAAGAGCACAGCCTGCTCTACCCGCTGGCAGTCAATAACCTAGTCAGTGCCGCAATGAATCAGGCGGCCGAGCTGCAGATGCCGGTGGACGGCGACATGGTAAGGGGGGTGTGAGATGGAGAAAAGATACGGCAGGTTTATCGAGCCTGAGGCAGTAATGCTGCGGGTAGAAGTAGGCAGCGGTGAGCTGAGCGGCAGGGAGTATGTCATGCAAAGTACGGTCGGCTTCGAGCCCATCGTAATCAGCAAAACCACCGGTAAACGTTTCACGCTGGAATGGCATGACATTGTGGCGCTGGCGGTGGCCGCCGGCATTGATGAAGCAGACGACGGCAAGGAGGGATGAAATGGAAGCGGTAAAAATTTTCTTATGGCGGCTATTGGTTGTGGCTGCGGTCATCATCCTCTACTTCGCCACCGCCAGCTGCGTACCCGACAAAGCACCTGCCGTAAGGGCATCCGACATAGCGGCCGAGCCGGATACCGAACAGGATGCGGCAGAAACAATGCCGATTGCACGCGGTATTTACCCCGACCTGCCGTATGAGCCGACTAACGAGGATTTGGAGGCGGCGAGATGAAAGTACGCTGCCCTACCTGCGGCGCAGTGATGAGCTTGGATGTCTTAATCGCGCATGACGATGCCCGCGAAGCCCTGATTGCCCTGACCGGCATTTCAGACGACCTTGTTAAGGCGGTATTGCGGTATCTGACGCTGTTCCGCCCCGCCGAAAAGGATTTAAGTTTTAACCGGGTTTCAAAGCTGCTCGGGGAACTTGCACCGATGATACGGGCGGGCGAAATCGTCCGTAACCGCAAAACGTACCCGGCTCCGCGCGAGGCTTGGATTTGGGCAATAGCCCGATGCCTCGAAGCACGGGATACAGGCAAGTTGACGCCACCGCTGACCAGCCACGGTTTTTTGTTGGAAAACATCACGTTTTGGTCGCCTGAAAAGACGGCGGGAACGGCGGTTTTGCCCTATCCCCAACCCTCTCCCACGGGAGAGGGAGTAAGTACCAAATTGAGGAGCGGCGCGGGCGATTTGATGGAGTGGGCAAATGGAGGACAAGGATAACTGGCTGAAACGGGAAATCGCGCAGGGCTTTATGATGCTCGCCGCTCTGAATCTCAAGGGTCGTCCTGCTTCGGCGGATTTGACGGCGGTCGCCAAACTCTGGCACGGGATACTGGGCAGCCGCATCTGGCAGCCCGAGCGCGATACGGCAAGGATAAAGGCGGCATTTTTAACCATCGCCGCCACCTCGTCCGAATGGCCGAACCCGTCCGACCTGATACGGAACCTGCCGCCTGAGGATGTCAGGATGGTGCCGAGGCTGGAAAAGAAGCACCGTCCGACGGAATACGGCAAAGCACAATCGGCGGAATTGAAAAAGCTGACAGGCAGTCTGAAAAAAGCACCCTGTATGGACAGGGGCTGGATATACGGACCGAGGCATCGATCTGTAGATGAATGTTTAAAGATTTACAACGAACGGAAAAAGGAAAAACCATGAACGATTTAGATATGAGCCAATACCGCAAGGACGCGCGCGGTGCGCTGGTGCCGGTAGCCACCATCAAGGAAATCGACCTCTTCCGCGACGACTTGGTGCGCGGGCTGGTTGCCAAGGTGCTGCCTGTGAAGGCGGAACTGGCGACGCTCAAACGCGAAGCGATGGCGGAAGTCAATGCCTTTATCGACATGAGTGTGGAGCAATACGGCGTAAAGCGCAGTGTCAAAGGCAATACCGCCCTGCACAGCTTTGACGGCAAATACCGCATCCTGATTGCCAATCAGGACGTGCAGCAGTTCGACGAGCGCATTCAAGCCGCCAAAGCCCTGATTGACGAATGCCTCGACGACTACACCAAAGATGCGAACGTGAATCTGAAGGCGATTGTACAGAAGGCTTTTAACGTCAACGCCGAAGGCAAAATCAATGTCAAACGCGTATTGGAGCTGCGTACCCTCAAAATCGAAGACGAGAAATGGCAGCGCGCCATGCAGGCACTTTCCGACAGCCTGCACATCCAAACCAGCCGCGAGTATATCCGCTTTTACGAGCGTAAAGACGATACGGGCGAGTATGAGCTGATTAATTTGGATTTTGCAAAGGTGTAATTATGTGGTTTAGTCAATGCACCATATTCAGGCCGTCTGAAATTCCGAATGCCGCCGTGCTGGCCGACGCATTGGCCGGTGCCTCTTTTGCCCCTTGCGGCGGGCTGGATTGGTTTGCCGAAGGTTTTACCGCACCGCAGAGCTTTACCCCCGAGCTGGTCTTTCAGGCTGAAAAGACAATGGGGATTGTGTTGAAGCGGGAAGAGAAGGTGCTGCCGGGCAGCGTCATCCAGCGGGCGGTAGGCGAACGGGTGGCACGTATTGAGCAGCAGGAAGGTCGTTCGGTCGGTCGCAAAGAACGGCAGGAATTGAAGGAGCAGGTAACCGATGAGTTGCTGCCGCGTGCCTTTGTCCGCGCCACCCATACCCGTGCGCTCTTCGCCGACGGCCTGCTGCTGGTAGACAGCGCGGCAGCCTCCAAAGCGGAAAACCTGCTCGCTAAACTGCGCGAAGCCTTGGGCGGTTTGAAAGCCCAGCTGGCACACACCCGCCGAACGCCATCGGCACTGATGACTGAATGGCTACTGCGCGGCCATGCCGCTGGACGCTTTGAGCTGGACGACATTGCCTCATTGCGAGGCGCGGGTGATGTACCACCGGAGATACGCATCAAACGGCAAGACCTAACAGCCGAGGAAGTGGCCAGCCATGTGCGCTGCGGCAAGACTGTGAGCGAGCTGGGCTTGGTTTGGGACGATCGGGTTGCCTTTGTGCTAACCAGCGAGTTCACGCTCAAACGTATCCAGTATTTGGATGTGCTGCAGGAAGCGGCGGAAAACCACGGCGTCAATGCCGCCGACTTGGCCGCTGCTTCGCAGGTCATTGTGTCCGCCAACCTGAGCGCCTTAATCGGCGAGCTGGTTGAATTGATGGGCGGTTGGCAGGAGTAACGATATGGCCAAAGTAACCATCATGATTGCCGACACCCCGCGCGGGGTTATGCTGAAAATGACTTCGGACAAGCGGCTGCCCGATCCAGGCAACGACGGCGGCAGCATCGCACAAAACCTCGGCCTGATTGCAATAGAACTGATTAGGCAGGAATTTAAGACGGTAACCGGCAAGGAGTTCCGGGAGTGTACCGTCCAGTAAGCAATACCGCACGGCACGGTTTGCCGTTTACCACTTAAGGAGTAATACCATGAATAAAACCGATTTGATTAACGTGATGGCGGTCGAGTCCAGACTCAGCAAGGCCGATACCGCCAAAGCCTTGGCCGCCTTTGAAAACATCGTGGCCGACAGCCTCAAGCGCGGCGAAGACGTGCAGCTGGTGGGATTCGGTACTTTTACCGTAGTCGAGCGAGCCGAACGCCAAGGCCGGAATCCCGCCACCGGCGAAGCCATCACGATTCCGACGGCTAGACAGGCCAAGTTTAAGGCCGGCAAGCCGCTGCGCGACGCCCTCAAACAATAAGTGATGTTCAACCCATGCCGCTGCGATGCGGCGGCATCAGTGGAACATTAGGAGAGTCCAAATGCGTGAACCCAAAGCCCACAAGAAAGCCCGCCTGATTAAGCTCTTGCACGTGGCCAAAAACCAGCTGATGCTGGACGATGCCGCCTACCGCAGGCTGCTGGCCAATGCCAGCGGCGGCAAGACCAGCAGCACCAAGCTGTCGCTGGACGAACTGGAGCTGGCGCTGCGCGGCATGAAGGCGATGGGCTTTGTGGTCACCACCAAGGCGCAGGCTAAGGGTGGCAAGCCTGATATCCCGGTGCGCGAAGCGGCGGCCGGGGTGGACGCGCAAATCAAAAAAATCCGCGCCCTGTGGTTGGAGCTGCACCGCTTGGGCGCGGTACGCAGTCCTTCAGAATTGAGCCTGGCTCGTTTCGTCAGCCGCATGACCGGCGTGGATTATCAGGGCTGGCTGAGTGTGGACGATGCCTCACGGGTGATTGAGCATTTGAAAAAATGGAAACAGCGGGTAACGCGGGAAGGAGCGGGAACATGACGCAGGCAAGGGTGGCCGAGCTGCTGTCCGATTTGGCGGCCAAGGTCGGAGAGGAAGTGCATTCTGCCGGGGTGGCGGACAAAAAACAGGCCAAAACCATCGGTAACCATGTGGCCAAACGTATGGCGCGGGAATGGGGCGGACAGAACCTGTATATCCCGCACGGGGTGCTGTGGGACATCGACGAGCGCGACGTAGAAATCTTTGACAAGTTCGACGGTACCAATCAAAAAGAGCTGGCACGCGAGTACGGTTTTTCGGAGCAGTGGATTTACCGCATCATCGAACGGGTACGACAGGCTAAAATCGACGCCGCACAGCAGGATTTGTTCGATGAAGGGAAAGGCAAAGGGAGTAAAACAGATTAAAACGCGCACAAGGTCGGTCAGGAACGTTCCTGACCGATGTCTTTTTACGGTTTGGTACGTTTGCTTATCCCGCCGCCCGAACGCGCTTAAAACGCAAATTTGGCGATACTGGCTTCGGAGGCATTTTTTTAAACCCGTTTAAAGGACTTTCAGGCAGCCCATGCCCCATCATTCGAACCATACGAGTGATGGGGATTTTTTATGTTTGAGATTTTTCGAGCCGGTACACATACCGACAACAATGGCCGACAGGTCAACATCAGCGCGGCCGATTTGGCCGAGGCTGTGGCGGCCTACGACCCGAAGCTGCATGAAGCGCCGATTGTGGTCGGCCATCCCAAAACCGACGCCCCGGCCTTCGGCTGGATCAGTGGCCTGAAAACCGAGAACGGCGTGCTGTTTGCCGATTTCGCACAGGTGGATGACGACTTTGCCGGATTGGTGAAGGCCGGACGCTACAAGAAGGTATCGGCCAGTTTTTACCCGCCGGACAGTCCGAACAACCCGAAGCCCGGCGTTTGGTCACTGCGCCATGTCGGTTTTTTGGGCGCTCAGCCGCCCGCCGTCAAAGGCCTGACCGCCATCAACTTTGCCGAAGGCGAAGTGTATGTGGAGTTTTCCGAGGCGGCACACCGCCGCGAGGCGCGCATCTTCCGCCGTCTGCGTGAATGGCTGATTGCCAAGTTTGGTCTTGAAGAAGCCGACAACGTGGTGGCCGATTGGGAGATTACCGATATCGAGGAGGCCGCCCGCCATACCGACCCGCCGCTTGAACCTTTGCCGGCATTTGCCGATCCCACCCCCCAACCCAATCCACAGGAGAACCCTATGTCTCAAGAAGACCAAGCCGCCGCACTGGCTGCCGAAAAGGCCGCACGTGAGAAGGCGGAGGCCGATGCCGCCCAGGCCAAGGCCGAATTGAAGAAGCTGCAGGATGAGCAGGCGAAAGATTTGCGCGATGCCGACCACCAGCAAAACGCCGACTTTGCCGAGGGCTTAGTAAAAGAAGGCCGCCTGAAACCTGCCGACAAAGCCTTGGTGGTGCAGGTGCTGGATTTCGCCGAGCACCCCGAACACACCACCGCCGACTTCGGCGAGGGTGAGGCAGCCAAGCCACTGGGTGTTGCGCTGCGCGAGTTTTTGGCGGCGGTGCTGCCGCAACAGCTGCCGACCGGCGAAATGGCTAGAGGCGGCGAAGCACAGGCGGCAGGCAGCCTGGACTTTGCCGAGCATGCCGACCCGTCCGAGCTGGAATTACACCAACGCGCCCAGGCACTAGCGGCCAAAGAAGGCATTTCCTATGAACAAGCAGTATTCCGCTGCATGAAATAAGGACTGACACCATGAGTCAAAACTATTTGAAAAAACTGCAGGGCGTTTCCCCCATTCTGACCACTGTGGCGCAGGGCTACGCCCCCAACCGCTTTATCGCCGAAACGGTGTTCCCGGTGGTACCGGTGGAAGCCGAAATCGTCAAATTCCCCACCCACGGCAAAGCCGCGTTTGAGGAATACGAAACCCGCCGCGCCATCGGTGCCAACAGCAATGTAATCGTGTTGGACGGCAACGGCTGGGAAACCGTTACGCTGGAAGAGCACGACTTGGCTGCCGGCGTGGACTACCGCGCCGAGAAGGAAGCCTATTTCAGTCAGAAGGCCAAGGCCGCCCGCCGCGTGAAAGACGGCGTGCTGCTGAAAAACGAAGTTATTGTGGCCGGATTGGTGCAGAACGCCTCCAGCTACGCCTCCGGCCACGTCAGAACCTTAAGCGGCACCAGTCAATGGAGCGACCAAGCCAACAGCAACCCGCTCGCCGACGTAGATGCCGCCAAGGACAAAATCGCCGAAGCCGTCGGCCTGCGTCCGAACATCATGGTTATTGGTGCCGGTGTACTGAAACACCTGCGTTACCACCCGAAGCTGCAGGCACAGCTGGGTGCCAACGATAAGAAACGCATTACGCTCGACATTCTCAAAGACCTGTTCGAGCTGGAAGACATCATCATCGGTGAAAGCCGCCTGACCGCCAACGGCCAATTTGCCAACGTGTGGGGCAACCATGTCAGCCTGCAGATCCGCGGTGCCAACAGCGCCGGACAGCCGGCAGACGAAGGCAACCCCAGCTTCGGCTACACCTTCCGCCGTAGCGGCCTGCCCTTCATCGACACTTACGAAGGCGTGGGCGGCAAGGTCGAATATGTACGTTACACCGACATCAAAAAGGCTGTGGTAACCGGCGGCAAATGCGGTTACCTGCTGAAAGACGTGGTGGCCTAAATCAACCGAAAGGCTACCTGAAATTTCAGGTAGCCCGCCAAATACAGGAGCAAGACAAATGGCAAAAACCAAAAAGGCTGTGCTGACCGAAACTATCATCGCGGCAGCCGCCATCGTACAGAAACGTTTCGTGAACTTTGAAGGCAAACAGGCCACCGCCGGGCAACCCGCCGTAGGCGTGTCGGTATACGACGCCGACCAGGGCGACAGTTTGGCCGTGGATGCGCTGGGCATCGTGCTGGTGGAATCCGGCGGCGCATTGGCCGCAGGCGATGCCGTGGCTTCGGACGCGCAGGGCTGTGCGGTAAAACAGGCCGCCTCCGCTATAACTCTCGGCCGCGCTTTGGACGCCGCCGTCGGCGCCAACGAAGTCATCCGCATCAAACTGGGAGCCTGACCATGATTAAAACCTATATCGCCAACACCCCGCTGATTCTGGCTGATGCCGAGGGCAAGGAGTTCCGTGTCGAAGCCGGTGAAGCCGTAGACCTGACACCCGAGCAGTACGAGCTGGTGGCCGCACATGTGACCGCAGGCAGCATCTCGGATGCAGACTTGGCCGCATCCGGCTACCAGCCGGACGGCACAACACCGGCGCCGGAACAGCCGCCTGCCGAACCGACCCAGCCCGAACAACCGGCTGAGGCCGAAACCGCGCCTGCCGAGACAGAGCAGCCGGCACAGGCTGAAACCGAACAGCCGGCAGATTCTGCCGAGCAGGCTGAAGAACAGTCCAAAGCACGCGGCAGAGGCAAAAAGGACTAGGCCATGTACATCACGCGCGAAGACATCAAGGCTGCCGTCAGCCTGGCCGAGCTGACCCAACTGACCAACGATATCGGCGGCAGCACCGAGCCGGACTGGGAAGTGGTGGACAGAGCCATCGCCTATGCCTGCGAAATTGCCGACGGCTACCTGATGGGTCGTTACACCCTGCCGCTGGAGCCGGTACCCAGCATCCTGCGGCCGGTGTGCAGCGACATCGCGCGCTACTGGCTGCATACCCGCCGCATCAACACTGCCGATTTCCCCAAACCTTTGCAGGCAGCCTACGACAACGCGCTCAAGCTTTTGGCGCAGGTACGTGATGGCAAGCTGCATTTGGGTGTGCGTGCCGACGAATTGGCCAGCGATACCGAGCGGCCGCAGGCCGAGCGCGGTGCCTACCGTGTGCGCGGCAATGCCAAGCAGGATTGGGGAAGCTACTGATGTCTGCCACCCGCCAGATTCTGACCGCCGTGCGCGATTACTTGGCCGCCGAGCTGCCCGCCTACACGGTGGAGCTGTTTCCCGACGACCCGGCCGGCTACCGCTTTATGGCACCGCTGGGCGCGGTGCTGGTCGGTTATCAAGGCAGCAAGTTTGCCCGTCCGGACGGCCTCGGCCTAATCGGCCAGCAGCGCGACGTCACACTGGCGCTGACCGTGTTCGGGCGCGGCCTGAACCATGACGGTGCAGCCTTGGATCTGCTCGACGCATTGCGGCTGGCCATCACCGGCTACCGTCCGCCCGACTGCGAACCGTGCCACCTGATCAGCGAGCAGTTTTTGGCCGAAGAAGGCGGGGCATGGCAGTACCAGCTGATTGCCCAAACCGAAACCCAGCAGGTCGAACGCCGCCCGGCGGATACCCGGCCTAAAGTCAGCAGCCTGTACCTGCGGCAGCCAGGCCAGCCGCTCAACCCCGATATCAAACCCAAACCCTAGGAGATTATTATGTCTGCAGCTTTCCACCACGGTACGGAAACCAAACGTATCGACGGCGGCACCAGCCCGATCTACACCGCCGACGGCGCGATTACCGCTATTGTCGGCACGGCTCCGGCCGGTGCGATCAATACCCTGACCGTATGCGCAGCCGCCCGCGATTTCTTGCAATTTGGCAGCAGCCTGACCGGCAAGGGTTTTACCCTGCCTGATGCCGCCAATATCTTTACCCGCTACAAGGCCGGTACCGCCTATGTGGTCAATGTGTGCGACCCGGCCAAGCATAAGAGCAGCGTGGCTGACGAGGCGCTGACGGTCGATGCCGACACCCTGACCGCCCGCACCGCCCATCCGGCTTTGCAAACGGGTTACACGGTAAAAGACGGTGCCAGCGCCCTGAACGAGGGCAGCGACTACACCGTCACCGATGCCCTGGCCGGCGAGATTGTGTTCAAAACCAAACCGACCACGCCGACCATCAGCTATACCTACACCGACCCGTCCAAGGTAACCGAAGAAGAGATCATCGGCGCCTATGTGGCCGCCACCGGCAAACGCACCGGCCTGCAGGCGGTGATTGAAGGCTTCAACCGCTTCGGTGCCGATGCCAAAATCATCATCGTCCCCGAGTACGACAAGACCGCCAAATGCCGTGCCGCCATCGAAGTGCTGGCCGAGCAGATTAAGGCCATCGGCTACGCCGCCGCCCCGCAGCAGACCACCCTGAGCAAGGCCATCGAAGGCCGTGGCCCGTTGGGCAGCATCAACTTCCAAACCTCCAGCGACCGTATGATGCTGTTCTATCCCTATGTGTTGGGTTTGCTCGGCGTGGAGAGCCTGGCTACCCACGCTGCCGGCCTGCGTATGAAGACCGACGTGGAACAGGGCTACTGGTACAGCTCGTCCAACCGCGACCTGCTGGGCGTGACCGGTATCGAAATGCCGCTGACCGCCCGCGCCGACGACCCGCAGAGCGACACCAACCGCCTCAATGAAAAAGGCATTACCACGGTGTTCAATTCATATGGCACCGGCTACCGCCTCTGGGGCAACCGTCTGGCCTGCTTCCCGACCGTCAGCCACATCAAAAACTTCGAAGTGGCGCAACGCACCGGCGACGTGATCGACGAATCCATCCGCCGCTTCGAATTGCAGTATATCGACCGCCCGATTGACGATGCCCTGATTGACAGCCTGCTCGGCTCCATCCGCACCTATCTGGGCACCCTGCAATCCATCGTCGGCTACAGCGTGGACTTGGATTACGACTACGACTTGGTGGATGCCTTCTCGAAAGGCCAAGTGCCGATCAAGTACGAATACACGCCCAAGCTGCCGGCCGAGCGCATCAGCAATGCCAGCGTGATGACCCGCAAATATCTGGCCAACTTGGTCAGCCAACGATAAGGAAGGAATGAAAGATGTCCGATATCAAAGTGATTTACAACGCCAACGTCTACATCGACGGCAACGACCTGTTGGGCAAGGCCAGCGAGTTCAAACTGCCGGAGTTTGAGTTTGAGCAGGACGAATACAAAGGATTGGGGCTGAAAGGCACGGTCAAGCTGCCGATGGGTGTGGCTGCACTCGAGGGCGAGATTACTTGGAATAGCTTTTTCCCCGAAGTGGCGCGCAAAGCCGCCAACCCCTACAAGGCGGTGCAGCTGATGGTGCGTGCCAACGTGGAGACCTACGACACCACCGGCCGCGTGAAGGAAGTGCCGCTGGTGACGATGGTAACCGCCACCTTCAGCAAGAATGCGCTGGGCGGCTACAAACCGAAAGAAAAGGCGGAGTTCTCCAGCACCTACCAGACCACCGAAATCCGCCAAGTGCTGGACGGGCGCGAAGTGCTTTACTACAACGCCCTGCGCAACGAATACCGCGTAGACGGCGTGGATGTGGAAGCAGCCTACCGGCGCAATATCGGGGCATAGTTTTTTAAAGCCGTTTAAAAGACCTTTAAAGCGCCCGCAAGCGACAATCCCTACATCAAATCCGATGTAGGGATTTTTGTTTACAACCGGCGGTTTTATCAGGCTGCGCCGCCCGGCCAATTTGAAAAAGGATTGCAAAAATGAGCGCAAAACAATTGCAGGATAATTTGGGTATGACCACCACCGTTGAGTTGAAATATCCGGTGAGGCTGCCGACCGGCGAGACATTGGACAAACTGACCTTGCGCCGCGTCAAAGTCGGTGATCTGCGGGCGGTGTCCCGGATTGAAAACGAAGCCGAACAGGGCCTGGCCATCCTTGCCCGCATTACGGGTTTGGTGCCGGAAGATTTGGATTTGCTCGATTTGGAGGATTTGAACGCCTTACAGGACACGTTTCGCCCCCAAACACAGCAATAGCGCAAATCCGCCGCCGGATGCCAAAGAAGCCGGAAAACGTATTCTGCATTCGGCGGCCGATATGGCGTGGTGGTTTGGTTGGAGTGTGCAGGATGTCTATGACTTGGATTTGGAAGAATTCGAGGATTGGATGAATGAAATAACCCGCCAAATAAAGGCGGGTTATCGGAAAGGGATGTGATTAGATTTGGTGTCGGCGTTCTTCTTCGATTTCGCGCTGCAACTCACGACACCAACCATTAGGCGGCTCCGGGCGGACAAAAAACATCCGCCAAGTTCCGACCGCCAAATCGAAAACTACCATGACTGCAATAATCAGGCAGCACAAAACCACCATGAGAAAACAAAGTGTACCAATTACACCCAACATATATTTTCTCCCTGTTCATCTACTCATTAGGATATTAGCACATGGCATCAGATTTGGGTATTACCGTCAGCGTATCCGCCATCGTCGGGGGAGCCTTGACCGGGCTGTCCAACATCAGCAAGGCCATGGGTACGTTGAAATCGTCTACCGAAGCCCTGAAAAAAAGGCAGTCGGAACTGGGCGAGCAGTTGATGCGCAACAAAGACCGCCTCAGCGCAAACTCCCTGCGCCAATTGACGAATGAGCATATCCGTTTGGATGCCTCTGTTGAAAAGCTGACGGCAAGTTATCGTCGTTTGCAGAATGTTACTGCCCGACGGGAGGCGGTTAAAACGCAATGGGAGGGATTGAAGGGCAAAGTGTACGGAGCCACGGCGGCTGTTGGAACATTGGCCATTCCAGTCAAACTGGCCATCGATTTTGAATCCGCAATGGCAGATGTCAAAAAGGTGGTGGATTTCGATACGCCGGAACAGTTTAGGCAAATGGAACGGGATATCCTCGGCATGACGAGAAATATTCCAATGGCAGCCGGAGAGTTGGCGAAAATCACTGCAGCCGGGGGACAGTTGGGTGTCCCCCGCAAGGATCTGCAGAAATTTACTGAAACCATTGCCAAAATGTCGGTTGCATTCGATATGTCTGCCGAGCAGGCAGGCGACAGCATGGCGAAGCTGGCCAATGTGTATGAGATTCCGATTGCACAAATCGGCAGGTTGGGTGATGCAATCAACCATTTATCCAATTCCAGCCCGGCTAAAGCCGGCGATATCGTCAACACTTTGTCACGTGTCGGCGGTGTGGCCAAACAGTTTGGGTTGACCGAAATGCAGACGGCCTCATTGTCGAATGCCTTTATTAGCTTGGGCAGAACGCCGGAAGTGGCCGGTACGGCCATTAACGGTATGCTGACCAAATTGATGACAGCCGACAAACAGGGGGCTAAATTCCAAAAAGTGCTGCATGGTATGGGTACGGATGCAAAGGCACTGAAAAAAGCGATTAAAGACAATGGCGAACAAGCCCTAGCAGACTTTTTACATCAGGTAAATAAGTTGCCGAAAGAAAGCCAAATGGGTGCTTTGGTTGATTTGTTCGGGTTGGAATATGCCGATGATGTAGCCGCACTCGTAGGCGGGTTGGACAGTTATAAGAAATCCGTCGAAGCACTGAAAAAGAGTGGAAAAAACGGCTTGCCTGAATTCTCGGGCAGTATGGAAAAGGAGTTTGCGGCACGTTCGGCCACAACGGCCAATCAGTTGCGGTTGCTAAAAAGTGCCTTGATCGAGTTGGGCATCACCGTCGGAAATATGATTTTGCCGACTGTGGCTGATTTTACCGCATGGATTACCCGCTTGATTCACAGCCTGACCGACTGGACAAACAAACATCCCGCTTTGGCCAAAAGTATGGTGGGCATTGCGGCCGCCTTGTTATCTTTTGTGGCAGGGCATTTTGTCGTGCTGGTTGCAGTCAATCGGCTAACCGCCCTGTTGCTTGCATTAAAAGGCGGTTTTCTGTCATTAAAAACACCGCTGACCTTGATTAGCTCCTTGATGAAAGGCGGTTTGGGTTTGTCTGCCATACCTGGCACCCTGGGCACCGTCATGAGGGGGTTTGCCGCCGCCCGAACCGTGATAGCGGGTTTCGGCCTGTCATCACTGGCTGCCTTGTGGCCGGTGGTTTTGGCCGTGGCCGCTGTGGCTGCCGTGGCTTTTGTCATCTATAAATACTGGAAGCCCCTGAAAGCCTTCTTTGCCGGATTTTGGGAGGGACTGACTAAAGGCTTGGAACCGCTGACGCCGCTGTTTGATGCGTTTGTCGGCACATTGAGCGGCATTTGGACGGCCGTACAGCCTTATCTGCAACCTGTTTTGGATTGGTTCGGCGACTTTTTCAACCTGACTCAGGCAGGCGAAGGCAACGCCCGCAGCTGGGGGGAGTCGGTCGGCTCGGCTTTGGCTTCGGTGGTCAATACCGTTGTTTCTGTCGGCACCATGATAGTGGACGGCTGGCGGATGATTTTCGACGGCATCTTCTCATTGGCCGATTCGGCATGGACACAAATCAAAACCGCCTTTGACGGCGGACTGCTCGGCATCCTCGGCCTGATTCTCAACTGGTCGCCCATTGGCGCGTTCTATTCAGCCTTTGCCGCCGTACTGTCATGGTTCGGCATTGACTTGCCGGCCAGATTTACCGAGTTCGGCAGCAACATCATCCAGGGGCTGTGGAACGGATTGCAGGCAAAATTCGAGGCGGTGCGGGCTTGGTTGGCGGAAAAGGCCGCCGCCCTGAAAAACACGTTTGCGGGCGTGATGGACATCCACTCGCCCAGCCGGGTATTCCGCCGTTTCGGCGGCTGGATGATGCAGGGCCTACAGTTGGGCATAGACGGCGGCGCATCGCGCCCGTTGTCGGCGGTCATGGAGGCGGCAGGCCGTCTGAAAAACGGTTTTACCGAACAGGCGGGAGGTTTGGCCGCCCGTATTTCCGGTAGTACCGATGTGTTTGCCGCCGAACATGCGCGACAGGGGCAGACCACCATGTCCGGCGGCATCACGGTGCATTTCAGCCCGACCATCAACGCGCCGGGCGGCGATGCGGGGCAGATTCAGACGGCCATGCAGATGGGCTATCGCGAGTTCGAGCAGATGTTTAGGCGCATGATGGAAGATTGGGACAGGAGGTCTTATGTACGCAATGCTGGGTGACGTGCGCTTCGAGCTGCTGGGCAGCTTTACCGATTTGGAAGAGACCCACGGCGCCAGCTATGCCAAGCACGAGGTATTGGCCGGTCGGCCGCGCCTGCAGGCGATGGGCAACGAGCTGACGCAGATTCGGTTCGGCATCAAGCTGCATTGGAAGCTGGGCGATGTGGACGCGGCCTATAAGGGCTTGATTGCGGCCAAGGAGGCGCAGCAGGCGGTGTCGCTGGTTTTCGGGAGCGGCAGGTTTGTCGGCTGGTTTGTGATTGAATCACTGACCGCCCGCACCCTGTTGCAGGACGGCCGGGGGCGCACCGCCGCGCGCGAGCTGGATGTGAGCCTGACCGAGTTTGTCGGCGACCCGAACAACCCGCTGCCGACCCCGGGCGTGGCCAACGGCCAAAACCCGCTGCTCGCCATGTTGCCCGAGTCGGTGCGTGCCCCTTTGTCCAAAGTGGCCGATGCGGTGCAGACCGGCGTGCGCATCTACCGCAGTGTGGAACAAGAGGTGGGGCAGCTGCAAACCCTGATTGCCCATGCCCGCGAGCTGAAACACGACCCGCTCGCTTTGCTCGGCGTGGTGGGCGATGCGGTCAATCTCGGCGGCACGGCGCTGGGTAAATTGAACAAGCTGCCTGAAATCGGCAAATACATCGGCAACCTGTCCGGTGCGGCCGAGATGCTGGCCTACGGCGGTCAGGCGGCGCGCGAACTCTCCGGCGGTTTGGCCGCGCTGCGCAACGGTGCGCAAAGCGGCACGGTGGGCGGCTGGCTGGAAGGCGGCGCGGCAGCTATTGCCTCGGTGGCCGACAGCCTGAACAGCGGCGCACGCGGCGCACAGAGCCTGACCGCGTGGCTGGCCGGCAGAAAGGACGGGACGAAATGAGCGAATCGGTATTAAGACACCTGACACGCGAGGGCGACCGCTGGGATTTGATTGCCTGGCGATACTACGGCAACCCTTTGGAAATCGCCCGCCTGATTGCCGCCAACCCTCACCTGCCGGCGGCCGAGCAGTTTGCTGCCAACCTGACCGTATTTGTACCGGTTATCCCGGCCAAACCCCAAACCCAAGCCGACATGCCGCCGTGGCTGCGCGGCGATAACGGAGACGACGATGCAGATGCCTAACCTCCATCTGGGTGCCTTGCTTTCAGGTAGCCTGAACAGCACGGCCAGCCATCCGGTGACCCTGCCCAAGGTCATCATCAAATACGAACAGAAAGACATTACCAGCGACATCCAGCCCTATTTGTTATCGGTGAGCTACACCGATTACTTGGAAGGCCAATCGGACGAAGTGCAGGTGGAGCTGGAAGACGTGGACGGCCGCTGGCGGCAAAAGTGGTATCCCGAGCAGGGGGATAAGATTAGTTTGGAAATCGGCGACCAGATTAACGGCATGCTCAAACTGGGCAGCATGGAGCTGGCCGAGATTGAGTACCAGCACCCGCCGTCCGTGATTATCCTGAAAGCGCTGTCCACCGGCATCACCAAATCCAACCGTACCCAGCGCGGCCGTGCCTACGAGCACACCACGCTGGCCGACATCGTGCGCCGCATTGCCCGGCGGTTGCACCTAAAGGTAACCGGCACCATCCGGCACATCCCGATCGAGCGCGTGACCCAGTATCAGGAGCGTGATGTGGAGTTTCTGACTCGTTTGGCCAAAGAGTACGGCCACACCTTCAAAATCGTTGGCCGCCAATTGGTCTTCCAAGCCAACGATGCGCTGGCGGAACAAAAGCCGGTGGCGGTCTTGCTACCGGAGGACATCAAAAACTTCAGGCTGCGCGACCTGATTAAGGGCGTACCGCAGGAAGCGGTGGTGAGCGGCTACGATGCCAAACGCAAGACCACGCGCCGCACCCGCCGCCGCAGCAAGGCGCTGCGCCCGGGCGGCAAGCGCGCCAGCAGCGGCGACACGCTCAAAATCGTGGCCAACCGCGGCGAGAGCCAGGCGCAGGTCAATGCCCGTGCCGATGCCGCGCTGGCCAATGCACAGCAAAGCCAAGTGGCCGGTAATTTCTCGATGGTAGGCAACGCCAAGCTGGTGGCCGGGCAGGTGGTACAGCTCAAGGGGTTTGGGAAGTTTTCGGGTAAGTATCTGGTCAAACAGGCGCGGCACGAAATCCGGCGCGGCGGCGGCTTTACCAGCGATTTGGAGGTCAAGATGGTCGAATACGTGCCGGATGAGCCGCCGCAGCCGGCCGCCGCAACCCAACCCAAAAAACAGGCAGCTAAAAATGCGAACCCATGACTTTACCGCCACCCTGCAATTCGGCACCGTGGCGGCGGTGGACGCGGCCAAACACGCGGTGCGCGTAACCGTGCCGACCTTGGACGACATCCAAACCGACTGGCTGCCGGTGGTCAGCCTGGGAGCAGGCGGCAACCAGTTCTATGCCTTACCCGATGTCGGCGCGCTGGCCGTCTGCCTGCTGGACGCACGCGGCGAGGGCGGTGTGTGCCTCGGTGTCATCTACAACGAGCAGGACGGCACGCCCGCTTCGGACAGCAATATTTGGCTGCGGAAATTCAGCAACGGTACCGTCATCAGCCACAACCGCGCCGACGGCCAGGTAACCGTGGACACGCCGGGCAAGGTGGTGGTTAAGGCTGCTTCGAAAGTGGAAATCCAGTCGCCGGAAACGGAGATTACCGGCAACGCCACGGTCAAGGGCATGCTGACCTACACCGCCGGCCTGACCGCCTCCAACGGAGGCGGGGGCGATACCGCCAGCATCGAAGGTACCGTGCGCATCAACGGCGACATCATCCTCAACGGCATCAGCGTCTCCGGCCACGTCCACACCGGTGACTCCGGCGGCACCACCGGCAGCATGCAGGCCGGCTGATTTTTGAAAACGTTTTACAAGACCGCGGACAAGCGCCGCAGCGCAATCCCCGTATCCGACCCGATACGGGGATTGTTTTTTTAAAGCCGTTTAAAAGACCCGCCGCCACCGCGCAGGCAGAATAAGCCCATGACTATCCAGACCACCCCGCGCAGCCGCCACTGGCAGCCCGCCCCTCTCGCGAGCGGACAGGACATCGTGCAAGACCTCGACGACATCAACCAGTGCATCGAAAACATCCTCGCCACCCGCAAGGGCAGCGATGTGCTGCGGCCGGATTTCGGCAGTAATTGGTTCGACTACATCGACTACCCGGAAGACGAATTTATCCCCAACACCGTGCGCGAGGTCATCCTCGCCATCCAGACGTGGGAAAAGCGGGCACTGGTCGAGCAGGTCACGTTTAGCGGCCACGCCCCACATATCACCATGACCGTACATTGGCGCGTGGCGGATGAAGTAGCGGGCGAAATCTACCGCACCGACATTGTGCTTGAGGCTACCTGAAAATGGATTTGAGCAAGTTAAAACGAGAAGAAGTCAAGATTGTCGATGATGACTTGGCGCAAACCCTGGCCGCCACCATCGCCGACTACGAGCAGCGGGCGGGCAAGGTATTGCAGCCGGCGCACATCGAAAGGCTGCTGATCAACACCTTTGCCTACCGCGAGCACCTGCTGCGCCAGCAGGTGAACGAAGCCTACCGCCAGCAGCACCCGCGCTTTGCCACCGGCCTGATGCTGGATTTGTGCGGCGATGACGTGTCTACCCCGCGCCTGCAGGCGCAGCCCGCCCTGACCACCCTACGCTTTAGTGCCACCCTGAGCGGTTTGGAACAAATCACCATACCCAAGGGCACGCGGGTTAATGCCGGGCAGACCGGCTTTGTCACCACTGAATCCGCCCTGCTGACTGCTGTCCAAAGCAGCGCCGAAGTGGCCGCCGAATGCACCGAAACCGGAACAGTCGGCAACGGCTGGTCGGTCGGACAAATCAACAGCCCGGCCGAGCGGCTGCATCCGACGATTGAAGTAACCGTGGCCAACACCACCGTTTCCGCCGGCGGGGTGGAAATTGAAGACGACGAAGCCTACCGCGAGCGGGTGTTGCTGGCACCGGAGAGCTTTAGCGTAGCCGGGCCGGTGGGTGCCTACCAATATTGGGCGCGGCAGGCCAGCCCGGCGGTGGTGGACGTACACGTGGCCAACGATACCGACGGCGGCGACCAGCCTATAGGCGGTCGGGTGGCGGTGACCGTGCTGGCCAAAGACGGCCTGCCCAATGCCGAGCTAATTGGCAAGATTCAGGCCGCACTCTCAGCAGAAAAACGCCGCCCGCTGTGCGACACCGTAGTGGTCAAAGCCCCGACCGCCGTCGATTACACGCTGGACGCCGAGCTGACCCTGTTTACCGGCACCGATGCCCGCACCGCCAAAGCGGCGGCCGAGCAGGCATGGGCGGTGTATGAAGCCGCCCGCCGCAGCCGGCTCGGCTTGGACATCGTGCCGCTGGACATCATGAGTGCGCTGAAAGTGGCCGGTGTTTATAACGTGGTGCTGCATAACCTGCCGCTGACCGTGGTCAAGTCCGACCAGTGGGCGCGCTGCACCAGTACCACCATCCGTATTGCCGCACAAACGGCGGAGGGCTAGGCGATGGCCAAACTTTCCTACGCCGCCATTATCGAACGCGACCAACGCGCCCGCGCACTGGCTGAATTAGGTCTGAGTTTGGATTTGGCCGAGCTGCCGCAGCTGATGCCGCGCTTGGTCGATCTGGTCGCCCCCGAACACCTGCCGCTGTTGGCTGAAAGCCGCAGCATCTTGGGTGCCGACGGCTACTGGCTGGCCGAATCCGACGATGCGCGGCGCAAGCTGATTAAAGGTGCGTACGAGCTGCACCGCTACAAAGGCACGCCGTGGGCAATCCGCGAAATCGTGCGGCGGCTCGGGTTCGGTGAGGTGCGGATTATCGAAGGGCTGAACGGCCAAACCTACGACGGCAGCATCAACTACAACGGCAGCTATGTTTATGGTGCCAGCAGCTACTGGGCGCACTACCGCATCATCATGAACGGCGTGATTACCAACGACCAGGCCGCGCTGTTGCGCAAAACGCTGGCCGCCTTCGCACCGGCACGCTGCCTGTTGGCAGCCTTGGATTATCAGGCCGTCCCCCTGCGTTACAACGGGCGGGCGGCCTACGACGGCAACTTTAACTTTGGAGCAGCTTAAAAAATGGCGAATATCACGGAAGAACTGAACAACCCGCAATGGTCGGAAGGTATTTACCAGCTGGAAACCACCGACCCGGTATTGGGCGGGCCGAACGGCATTGCCAACCGGCAGGCCAAGGAACTGGCCGCGCGGACGCAGTATTTGAAGAAAGAGCAGGCGCAGGCAGACCGTGAAGCGGTCAAAACCAGCGGCAATCAAGAAATCGGCGGCGACAAAACCTTTACAGGCCTTACTACTCTGAAAAAAGGCGCGATTGTGGCCGACAGCGTGGGCGACTTTAACGCCAACCAATACCTGCAGCTTGGTGCAAATAACGTTAATACCTACCTGTACAACAAAAGGAGCGGCAAATACCTGTCCATGCGCAACGACGGCGAACTGCGCTATGACGGCAAGCGCCTGCTCAATGTGGACGACCTCTCCGGCATGATACCCAGCGGCGCCGTGCTGTATTTCGCCGGGCAGACCGCCCCGTCCGGCTGGCTCAAAGCCAATGGTGCCGCCGTTTCCCGCACCGCCTATGCTGCCCTGTTTGCCGCCATCGGTACCACCTACGGCGCGGGTGACGGGCGCAGCACCTTTAATTTACCCGACCTGCGTGGTGAATTTATCCGCGGCTGGGATGACGGTCGCGGCATCGACCGAGGCCGTGTATTCGGTTCGGCACAATCGGACGAACTCAAGGCGCACACACATGGGGGCGTACCACAACGTACTGGAGACAACGACCGAGGGGGCACATCATCGTGGTTCTCGATTGACGGTATCGGCCAAACAGAATCCTTTGGCGGCAGCGAAACCCGCCCGCGCAACATTGCGCTGCTTGCC